GAATGGAGTTATTATTCCACAAATCGCTAAGCCAGCTCTTGAAACTGTTACGAACCATTCCTTCTTTACAGGGCGTTCGATTGAAAGTATGAGCGACCAAAACTTACCTGTAAGTAAGCGTGGTCAAAACGCTAGTGAGACTTCTAAGATTCTAAGTAACTTAGGTTTAGATAAGATTGGTTTATCACCAGCCAAGATTGATAATATTATTCAAGGCTACACAGCCCAGCTAGGTGCGTATGCAGTAAATGCAGCTGATGCAATGGTTCTAGCGGCTGAAGGTAAAACTCCTGCTTCTAAGAATATCGAAGAGATGCCTGGGTTTAAATCTATTATGACTAACCCTAATATTAGCAAAGCTGTTGGTGAGTTCTACCAATTACAGCACGAGGCTGTTGAGGCTAATACTGAGTTTAATAAGTTAAAGTCTACTGGGGATAGGGAAGGTATGATTGGCTTCTTGGCTGATGAGCGCAATAAGAAGTTGATTATGAGTGAACCTGCATTGCGCAAGATTCAAACCCAGCTAGCCAATATACAGAAGCAAGCCCAGCTCATTAAGAATAATGAAAAGATAGACCCTGATGTTCGTATGCAACGCTATAACCAAATGATGACGATGTACGATAAGGTTGCACAGCAAATGAACAAGGTGCTGGCTGCTACAAAGCTAGAGAAGTAAAAAAATCCCCGGGGTTAGCCGGGGACAAACACATCTATGAGGAGAAAACAAATGAGGAAACATTTGTCACCTCGAATATACACCAAGAACTAGCTCTTACGCCAGAACCTTATACCGATTTTTCCGTTTTCAATTACCTCTTTATATACTAATCTTATACGATGTTTTTTAGCTTCCACTAAAATTTCTTCGATAAGCGGTTCAGTATCTAAGGCAGGTATGAAAAAAGAAGCGCCCAGCACCATTGAGTGCCATTCAACGATAACTGGGACTCCCTCATTTAGAATCATCGGCTGGTGTTGGAATAGCTATTTCAATAGGTACTTTGCGTAGGTCAATACGCAGTGCATTAACAGCTGGAGTGTTTAGTGCAGTACCTTTCGCCATTCCTTTTTTCTTAACACAACATTCAGGGTCGTACTTCTTAAGGTCGTCAATGACACCCTTGAATCCAGTTTGACGCTCCGTACACCACACCCGTAGCTTATCCACAGTAATCCAAAGATAACTAGTGTCAGGCTCATAGCGGGTGATAAGCGGTCCATATGGTACAACCATAGGTGCTTTGGTAAGCCCAGTGCGTTTATCGTTGGCGTCGTCAACTACCAATAAGTTTCTATTGAACTCGTTTAAGAACGCACCGATTGCACCTTTGCCATCACGCTCAGCAGGTTTAACGCTTTCACGCAACTCGCTAAAGTATTTAACAGCCCAGTCCCAAACAACTTTAGTATCAATATCAATCAGCCCTAACTTGTTGGCAAGGATAGCCGCAGTAAACGCAGTAGCCGCACCAGCTGAGTAGAACCGTTGCTTCTGTTGTAACTCGGCTTCTTTATCAAACTTCTTCTGTGTTTCGTCTAACAGCTTTTTAACTTCAGGCAGATTAGCAACCATATACTGGGCTAGAACCGGTCCAGCGTGCCCATAGTTTTCTGGCAACATACGCTCAAAGAGCATATCGCTTTCTTCTTTAGACATATCTTTATCAGGTGAAACCTCTAGCTCAACGATACGTAACTGCTCAGACTCGGGGGTAGCCTTCAGAGCCGCCATCTTGTCGTGCATACTGGCATTACCTGAAAAGAAAGCTGGCAGTGACCATGTAGTATTGTTGATACGCATCTCATTAGTATTGGACTTCATGCGGTTATTAGACCGCCCTTGAGATACGCCATACGCCACGTTACTGACTTGCTCGTTATCCATATTGGTAACCTCATCCGTACAGACAGCGATGTTATTAAACACACCCATCTGATGGAACTGAGACTTCAATGTATCCCTAGCAATCAGCATCATATCTGTAGGATTACCCCAAATGCTATTGATGATTCTTTGGATAGTCGTCTTACCAGTGCCTGATTCGTTTTCCGTAATGGAGTAGATTAAGCCCTTTTGGTTAGTGAACTTGAGCAAGGGTGCGCCTAGCCCCGCAAAGAATAAGAACGCACGAGCTTCTTGCTTGGGTCTACCATACGAGTTAACGACTTTCTGCCAATCCTCCAGCATGCCCTTAGGCTTAAACATATGTGCAAAGAACAGCGTTGTATTAGATGGGGGTGAGTAGTTAATCGTAGTTGCAGTAATCTCTCTATCGCCCACAATAAACTTAGTATCTTTATCACACCAGCCGAACTGGGTACGCATCTGCTCGGATACTTCTCTATCCTGTAGCTCTTTAGTAAAAGCAGTTATGTAGCTCATAATCTGTTTCATCTCCTCAGGGTCGCCAATAACCCCATGCTTAGACACAGTCTTCTTAAATTCATCTGAAGTCATAAGCGCTTGGTTTGAACAGGCAAACTCACGGATACCATCTTTAGGTAGGTGTACCCGCATCCAAACCATATCGCCCAAGTCGGGGTCAATCATCCGCTTAACTACATAGAAGTCATGCTTAAAGATTAACTTGTCGTCAACCGATTCGCCATCTTCCTTTGTATAGCCTTGCTTGTATATGCCGCCCTGTCTACCTCTAAAGTATGGGAATGGTAGCTCAGGAATCTTATAAGTAACTTCGGTAGAAATCTCCGCACTTTTTAGAGTAACAGTATTGTCTTCCTCGGTAGCTTTGGCAATCTTAGAGTTAATAGATATAGGGCTTGTAATCTTACCTTTGTGTTTGCAACCTTCGCAACCGCCGGGGTTATAGCCTTCAATGGTTACGCAGTGATAAGGCCCACCTATATCATTAGCCTTGTTCTCAGTATCTTGGAACGAATACTCAGGGTGAAACTTAGACATCTTATGGATAGCGCTATCTCTATCTTCGCAGAATTGAGCGATAGACAGCCCAGCACGCCACATATTGTAGTCAATCTTGTCTTGATTTTTATGGAAGTAAGTAAGCTGTGCGCACTCCTCCGTTTTCATAATAGCCGAGAAGTTAGAGATTTTATTACCCAGCAATCTGCGGGTAGTCTCATCCATTGGTCGGCGAGGAGCCTTATTTAGGTCAAGCCCAATCTCAATCCCCTGCATAACCTTCATACGGAAGTCTTCGTAGTCCATGGCTGGGCATTGTGCCTTCCACTCCACCTTCAAAGGTGGCTCAGACTTAAAGTTAAGGGTATCAGGAATACGCAATACTGCCGCTACATCGGTAATCTTAGATGGGTCAGCCTTGATGTCTAACCGCTTTAGCTGTTGCTTCCAATACTCACAAGTCTTTACCCACTCTTCTTTCTCAAGAGCATGGCTCATTACCCAGTGTACGTGGATGCCGTTACCTGAGAAGACGATGTTAGGTTTAGGTAAATCTAGTTCAGCGCATAGACGCTTAATATCTGTAAGTGCTTCAGCTTGGTTAAGATAGCCAGTACCCGCATCGAAATACGACTGTCCACAATCTAAGTCAAGCCAAAATGATTTTTGCCACCCTGCGTTAATTGCCTTTCTATTTTCATTTGTAATAAATTTCGAACACCCGAAATATACGTCTTTCTTTTTGTCCAGCAGTTCTTGAATTAAAACTTCAGCTTCTGCAATAGTTTGTACAAAGTGCGTAATCGGTGTGGTCTTTTTCTTGTAACTTCCTATGCAATACCAGCCGAGACCTTCCTCAGGTAGTATCGTAGAGAGAAAACTATTCCACGAGGTCATGTACATCCTCAAATTGCGCCGACAATAATCCCATCTAGCTGGATGGCACCCAGCTTTCCGGTTGGCTTACGCCTTCTTTTTTAAATACTTGTAAATCTTTACTTCGTGTGCTTTATTAGGTTCACTCTTGCCTAAAAACCAAGCGTATATAGCTGTGCGAGATACACCGAAATGGTTGGCTACCTCTATTACAGAAATATCTTTCTTGATACATAGCTTAGCTAGCATTACACCAACTAGTTCTTGATTAGCTTTGGCAACAGCTTCAGTAAATTTTACGGAATATCCAGTCATATTATTCTTATTAGGTGGGGCTAGCGGTCGTTTATTTCGCTATTTAAGCACTCACACACCCCGTTACTATTATGCCCAGTCGTCTAGGACAGCGTTAATATCCTTAGGCGTTTCCGCTTCAGTCTTCTTAGCACGCTTCACTGGCTCAGGCGTTACCTCTTCTTCTACAACTGCTTCTACTACCTTAGCTTTTGGCTTAGGCGCTTCGATAGCCACTGCACCATCAATAGCCGCAGGGGTCTGACCGATAGCTGTCTTAGCTTCAGGGGTCTTACCTTTAGCTAATGCGTTAGCAAACTCGTCTTCTTCCAAATAGCGTACTGCTTTGAAAGTAAGTTTTGGTGTGGCGCTACTTGTGTCAAAACGCATCTCTGTAACTACTGAAGTCACTGATACATTGTTTGTACCCAAGAGGCGTACATAGGCTTCCAATGGCAACTTACCATCAACGCCCTTACCAAAAATAGATTGTGCTGGTAGGGTTAATTGGAAGATGTCACCATGCTGGTCATTCTCAAGCAAGACTGCTAGGCGGCGGCTGAAACGGCACGCACGACCTTTACCGCTTGGATGTGAGCCATCTACGTTCTGTGGACAATCTTTGCAAGTAGCCGCTTGTGGGGCTGTGCTTTTTGGATTTGGTCCGATACCGTTATCAGAGAAGCAATCAGGCATCTTAGCGCCTTGACCTTCTGAGAAGGTAGCCTCGTAGAAAGTACGAGAGTTATGCTGTGCTGCTCCAACGATGACTACATTCATTGAACGCTCTTCGTTCTTAGCAACTTCTTTACCTTCAACTACCATACGGAATACAGAACCTTTAATCGAGATACGCTTGATGCTTGGTCCTGTTGATACTGCACCACCACCCATAAGGGCTTTGGTTGTCTCGTCTACACCGCCACGCAAGTGGGCTGGTAGGTTTCCTTTTAACATACTTAGTTCGTTACTCATTTACTACTCCTCTTGTTGTGTTGGTTAACGCTTCAATATCTGCTTTGTGAAAACGCAGTTTTGTTCCTACCTTGAAATGCGGTAGTTTTCCTTCCCTACATAAAACATAAATCGTTTGTCGAGAGACACGTAGTATCTTCGCAACTTCATCGACTGTCAATGGCAAGTGTTCCATCGTTATTTTCTCCTTACAGTAACTGTGTACTTATTATTAACATTCATGCCAACTGGCATTAGCGTTGGGTTTTCATCTAAAAACTGCTTCATGTTTGTGGTACTTATACGGCGTTCTAAGACTTGTGGAATATCATGTTCCTTAATAAAAGCGTACATATTCTCCCAATCAGTAGTTTCGTATCTTGTCCTTACAGACCTAAATACAGTGCCAACTGCCGTCTTAATGCTATCCGCACCAATGTTCTTGCATAGCTTTAATAGTTCCTCGGCTACCATTTCCATCTGTGCTTCAATCTTCCTATCTTCTTCTTCGTAAGCAGCAAGAATTTCTTTTCGCTTGTCACGCATCTTTATGTACGCACTAGCTAGCTTATCTGCTTGTACTTGTTCACTCATCTTGTTTTCCTCTCTGTTCTCTCATACCACTGTGTAATTAAGCTTTTTAAGCTCTCTACACTATCTCCCCAATCTACCCATCCTTTATGCGGGTTAAATAATTGCACCTTACTTACTTCCATACCATCGTCAGTATTACCTTCGATTAGCACTACAAGAAACCCCGGCTTTTTAGCTAGGTTTTGTAGGAGAATTTCTTGCCCCCTACTGATACTTTCGTTTGGTCTTTTCCACTCGCCTATCAGAAAGTCACCTTTTCTTTCTAGCACCATATCTAGGTTAGAAGGGAGAAATCTAGGATTGCTAGGTATAATCCCAATCAGGTCAGCAAAGTCAATATGCTTCGCATCAGGGTTACGCATCGCTGTCATTCATTCTCCTTTGTTGTAAGTATACTATAACTCTTAACAATGTCAACTAAGTAAGTCATTGTACAGCGCCATAATACTTCCTTGAATGTCCTGCTTATTCTGTAGTGCTTCGTATAGTCTTTTCTCCACGCTTGACCCTCTGAGTTTAATAACGGTGCAGGGGTTTTTCTGCCCACTGCGGTGTACCCGAGCATTAGCCTGAGCATAGGTTTCGTAGGAGGTAATCGGACCCCACCATACGATTGTGTTTGCGGCATGAAGGGTTACGCCATGACTAGCGGCTTGTGGCTGGATAATCAACACCCGAGGGGTTGGGGTTTCTTGAAACCTTTTAAATATTTCTGTACGCTTGTTTACAGGTACTCCACCATGTATGAGGTCTACTGTATATCCGTCTGCCTCAAGACTTTCTCTGATGACTTCAATAGCGTGCCTAAATGGTACAAACACCAGCACTTTATGGCTAGACTCATCTATAACTTCTTTCAATACTTTCAAGCGGTTAGACGCATCAAACTCAACAATCTCGCCTGTGTCTGAATATACTGCACCGCAAGAAAGCTGAAGTAGTTTGTTAAGGTTAGCCGCCGCATTGATGGTTGTAATTTCTTCCCCTGCCGCATGAACCAGCATCTGCTTGCGTAACATATCGTAATACTTCTGTTGCTGTGAGGTTAGAGGGACTTCACGCGTTTGGTATGTAATCTCAGGTAGGTCTAGGCACTGCTCTTTGGTGTAGCGTATGGCTGGTTGTAATACTTTGTGTACTACATCTTCGGAGTTAGGCTTGGGTATCCACTTAAACATAGTAATCTTTTGCATGACCATGTCTCTAAAGTGTGAGTAAAACTTAGGCACTCCTGATGGGTTAACCAGCTTAGCTATGCCGTAGGCATCTACTGGCGATTGAGCCGCCGGAGTTCCTGTCATCATCCATAACCAAGTATGTGGTTTGATTAACGAGTTAAATACTTTCCAGCGATTCGTAGTTGGGTTCTTGTAGGCGTTAGCCTCGTCCACAATAATTAAGTCAAAGTTAGCCTTATCAATCTCGTCATGTACAATCTCTATACCATCAAAGTTAATGATTACAAACTCAGCATCGCCCCTGATAATCTTTTGACGCTTCTCTCTACTACCATATGCTGTATCTACTCTGCGGTGTATGGCAAATGTAAACAAGTCTGCACGCCATGCGGCATCCATAATAGATAGCGGGCAAACAATTAACACACGCTTAACCAAACCTAGATTCATCAGGTAGTCAGCCGCCCATATAGCTGAAGCAGTCTTGCCTGTGC